TGTGACGGGTTCCGGGGCTGGCACGTCAAACCGAAGAACAAAGTCCTGAGAGGTCTAGTGCGCCGCCGAGAGACCGAAGCCGCGCTCTGCATGAAATCGGTCTAACCCAAGGAAACATCGATGCTCGTTCGCGCCGCGCTGGTAGCCACGGCCCTTCTTGTGCCTACGCCAATATCCCCAGCGCCAATGACGGGGCTTGTCGTGATCTCCCCAGATGCGATCCCGGAGGTGATCTGTCCGGGCAGCGATTACACGAGCGCGGGGTCTGCCTTTCGCGTCGACCCTGACGGCCTCCTGCTGAGCGTGAACCACGTAACCTCCGAGCACAACTGCGCCATCGACGGCAAGCCAATCAACATCGCCTACGCATCACCGACAGAGGACTTCTCCGAACTGCTTGGGGACGAGGGGCCGTACCTCCAGATCGACTGCGGCGGGTTCGTAGAAGGACGCAAATACATCGCGTTCGGCCATGCTCGTGGCGAGCCTCAGATTACCACGGTTGAACTCATCGGCACGGGCGCAATCGATGACGGTGAGGCGATCCTTGTCGGCATGATCCCGGTGATTCCTGGGATGTCAGGCGGTCCCATTGTCGATGCGGAAACGGGCCGCGTCGTCGGTACCGTGAACAAGGAAAACTTCGAGGCCGGTCTGAGCTGGTCCGTCCAACTCAAAGACACTCCCATCTGCAAAAAGGGCATCGCATGACAGCGTGGCTACCTTTCATCTTCTACATTTGGTTCGTCGGCGGCCTAATTGTCGTGGCGAACACCTCTGATATCGGCACGGCGCTCGCGTGGCCGCTCATCGTGGCAATCAAAGCGGCCAAGGCAATCCGCAATTCCGTGAGGGCAGCATGATCTTCCTCCGCCTGCTCGGCCCGTTCGGCATTGCCGGGGCCGCGATCTCGCTCATCCTCGGCGTCCTGCTCGGCGTCCAGAAGATGGAAACGCGGCACTGGAAGAAGCAGGCCGACCAGTACGAGGCTCTTTACCACCACGAACACGCGACCGTCCTCGGATTGGTCGAGGCGCAGGAAGAGGCGAAAGCCGACAACCAAGCGCAGGTCAGGAAAATCGAACAGCAATATCAGAGGAATACCGACGATGAACGCCAAGCGTACTTGCGCGATCTTGCTAAGCTGCGCGCTGATCGGATGCGCTCACAGGGAAAAGCCGCTCCAGGTAATCCCAACCCAGCCCCAACACCCGCAACTCCAGCCCCCGCCCCCGGAGCTGATGGAACTCGACTGTGTGTTCCTGCCGAGTCCGCCCTGTGTGAAGCGGGGGCCGAAATCGAACTGAGGCTGATGCATCTCCAGAACCTTCTCGAGAAGCAATTGGCCATCAATCCAAACAATTAAGAACTACGGGAGCGCTCCGAAAAACCGGAGACGCGGGGACAACCATGTGGAACCTCGTATCCTCGTCGTGGACATCGAAACGAAGCTCTTTGAGGGCTATCTGTTCGGCCTCCGCGATCAATATGTCCAGCACACCCAGGTCAAGGACGACTACGGCGGCCGCCTGATTCACATGGTCGGCATGAAGTGGGTCGGACAGCGCAAGACCACCGTGCTTACCGAGTGGGAGCATGGCTATCAGGGAATGCTTGGCGGCATCCACGAAGCCATGTGCGCCGCCGATGCGCTGGTCGGCTATAACAACGTCATCTTCGATACGCCGAAGATCGAGGGCCAGTTCGCGCTTTCAGGCATGGAATTGCCGCCCAAGCCGACGCAGATCGACCTCTACAAGACCGTCCGCAAGATGGGCTTCATCAGCAGCAAGCTCGATTACGTGGCCCCCCTGTTCGGCCTCGGCTGCAAGGTCAAGCATGACGGCCTTGCGATGTGGAAGGCGGCTGCTGAAGGGTGCCCCAAGGCCCGCGCCCGCATGGCTCGCTATTGCGCCGGGGACGTGAGGCTTACCGAGGAGCTGTATCACAAGCTAAAGCCGTATATCAGAAACTTTCCCCGCCTCCGCAGCGGCGGAACGTGCGGCACCTGCCAATCCGATAACGTCCAGAGGCGCGGATACAACTATAGCCGCCACTTCAAGACCGAGCGCATATTCTGCCTTGATTGCCTATCCTGGACGACCGGCAAGCGAGTGGTCGCGAAATGATCCGTAAAATTATACGCCACTCCGCATATACCGGGGTATACTCATGAAGAAACTGGAGATCACCCGAGGCAAGGTGCGTCTCTATTTCGATCCCGAAACCGCCTTCATCAGAATGGACTCAGGAGGTGGAGGATATTCGATGGAGCTGACCCCGGAAGATATGCTCAAGCTATCGGGATTCATCCTTGGTAGCCTTAAGATGCGTGGTACAAAACCTCGGACATCCGCTAAAGTATCCGAGGTTAACGCGTGTCGGCGCTCAACAGGCTTAAGTCTAAGCGTGTAATTGGCCGCGTTTCGCAGATCGGTTGCGCGCGAACCAAAACATCGTCACTCAGTGTTGCGGCATAACGCGCAGTTTCCTCACTGTCATAGACGCCGGGCAACCAAGTTCCGTTCTCAGAAACGACATAATCACCTGTATGGGTGCAATACGTTCTGACCTCAGACATTTTTAGAGCTCCAAAATCAATCATCAGTGGGTATCTGTTGTTGGGCGAGTGCCCCCAGAGCTGCAATTGCTGCGCGGGCTGCGGTTTCGTAAAGCTCGCGCTCGTCACGGTGCAGCCTGTCCCATTGCACGATAAACGAATTGCCCGGCGTTCACCGCGTCGGCCATTGCTCGCGCCACATGTTCCAGCATCTCCTCACTCGTCATTGGCCTGTCCTTTTTTAAGATGCGGAATGGTTGACACGAAACTGACACGAAAATCGGGTGGAGTTTCGCTTTGCTCCGCGTTTGTTCGTGCCGCGTTCTCTTCGCTGATATAGTCCACAGCGGCCATCTCCTCCCGTTTACACCGAGAGGGTCGGCGGTTCGAGCCCGTCACCGCCCACCATCCCAAAAACCGCAGAAACCCTATACATTTTCGAGCTTCTTTGCAACCGAAATCGGCGTTCCGTAAGATGGCGTGACACGAAAGTGATTCGTGAGCCATTTGTTCGCTTCTGCACAAACCTCGTGCCAAATGGCGCTAAGTGCCTGTTTCACATGCGGAAGTCGCTCCGGATCGTACTTGGCGTAAACCTGGGTGATTCGGCTCTCGCTCGTATGCCCGAGCAGCCCCGCGATGTCCGTTAGTGACACGCCCCGGCGCCGCAGCTCCGTCGCTATCGTGTGGCGGATCGTCTTGGGCACAATCTCTGGCGGCAAATCCAACGCTTCGCGCATTGTGCGCCACCATGTTTTCCGGCTCTTGACTTTGGCGTGAGGGGAGTCTGCCCACGCTTCGAGCCAAGGCCGGAACTCGTCTATTACCGGGACCACCGCGTTCCGCTTCTTTGTGCGTGGCGCCCCCGCAGGGTGCGTGTCAAACACTGCTCCGCGCCCTTTCCACTGCTCCGCGACGTTCCACTTCAGGATCGCGTCCGGGCGGCAAGCGGTGGCAATCATCGCCAGCACCCACCGCAGCGCCTCAATATCGTAGGCCGCGTATCCCACAATCGAGCCAAGCTGCTCGACCGTCAGCCGCACGTCTCTCGGCGGCGATCTGTGCTCAGTGGGCACGGCGGGAACCTTTGGCGCGTAGGGAATGCGCCCCTCCGACACGGCGTGGTTGAACGCCGCTCTCACATCGTCAAAGCTGCGCTGTACCGCCTCTCCGCTGACGCCTTTTGATGTGTGCCGGTAAATCTCCCCTTGCCACTCAATCTCGTAGCTGTGTGGCTGCATCCTCCAGCGCATGAACCTCCGGAACACTTCCGGCTTCATGTCCGCGATGGTCGCCGCAAGCGTCACGGTGTCCCTGTCGAGGAAGGCGAGGAATACCCGCAGCGAATTAGCCGTGGCTGCGGAATTGATCCTGGTTCGCCCGTGCTCGCGCCAGTATTGTACGATGGCGGTAGCCACCAAAGCAGCAGATGGCTCCTGCCGACCGTCTGCCAAGTCGTTTGCATGATGGGCGAGGATGACGGGGATTGCATCGTCTAGCGTCCGGCAACCGCTGCTCTTGCTGCGAGTAACCTTTGCTCGTTCGTCGTACCACCTGATCTGGAGGAATGGCGATTGCTCGCGGGCGGCAAGCCAGAAGCGCCCGACAGTGTAGAGCCGCTTTTCCTGCCTGCCCATTTGACACTAAGCTCCTCGGCTTCCCGCTGTAGAAGAATATCCATTACGCCCCACTCGCCAAGCTGGCGCAGCTCGTCGGCGCTGAAATGCGTTCCGGTGTCGTTGCGGATCGCTCGCCGGAACTTGTTGGCAAGATGCTCGGCGCTCACGCTACGCAGCCCTCCTGATAATCGGCCTCAACTCCATAAACTCTCTGTGACCCGTCTTTTTAGGGGGTATCCAGACCTTGTGGGATATGTGGGTGGAGATGTTTAACCACTGGCGATGACC